AATAATGCGAACCTTCTTACATCCCATTTAAGTTCCATAAGTCTGTTATTTCTTGCAGCCTCATCACCTTCAGTTTCTGTAAGTATTGTACTAATAAATGCAGGGGTTCTTTGTATATGAGCATCAGCGTCATTATTTTTATTAGCTGTATGAGCAGATATATCATAATTACTAGGATTAGTATCTGGCTGTACTAATAAATTCTGCCAAGCACCTCTATTTTTATCTGCCTCTTTACCAAAACCTAGATATGCTGCATGACCAGCCTCTAATTGAGCATAAATATAATCCCAAGCAAATTTCTGTCTATCATCTGGCCTCATCTTTTGTAGACCAGGATTATTTTGAAGATTGACAACAGTATAAGCTACTAGTCTTGAGTAATGACCTATCTTGTTTTCGTTGTCAGTAGCCTCCTTATTAAAACCTAAATATGTTTTTAGTTTTGGGTCAATAAAGTCTAAATTTGCCATTATATGTTTAGTTGCAGCCGTTATCTGTTCTGGTGATGGTGGTTCTATAGCCGTTATTGTTACCGTTGGCTCTGGATTATAGGGACTTCCTTGTAGATTAATGGGTCTATCTATTATATGTCCGTTTGCATCATAAAAAATACCTCTTGCATGCTCTTGTGTAGTTGTTTGATTACCTGATGTAAATGTAGATTTATTAATATATTTAGAATTTTCAAACATCTTGCCTTGAATAGTTCCGTCAGCCATGCCAGCCCTAATACTAAGTAATAAGGCATCGTGTTCACCACTCCTTTCACCTTTCTGTCTTTCATATTCTTCAACAGCTTCAACCCATTCGTAAAACTCATCTCCTACAGGAGTTCCTCTTAATAAGTCTGATTGTTTAGTTCCGTTCCATTTAAGAGTTTCTTCATCATGTGAACCCATAAATCTTCTAACTCCTTTCTTAACTTGTCCAAAAACATCAGTAGGATTCTTTCTTGCATTATATATATCAAATTCTTGTAGTAGAGTCGCTTGGTCAGGAACATCTAAAGATTCCTCATACATTTTTTCATAAGCAGGTAATAACCTTACAGCTTCTTTGTCTGCGTAATCCTTTACCAAAGCTGAATAATTATTAAAATCTAAATGTGCAAAGGGACCTTCTGGATTGTTAAAGTCAGCTCTTGCTTCTTCAAAAATTTTAGCCTGTAAAGCTATTAAATCTACCTTGCCATCTTTAGTTAATGTAGCTTCAACACCTTCTCTTGTTCTAGTTTGACCACTATAGAAATTCTCAATCCAAGCTCTTTGAGGAACATTGTTCTGTTGTAAGGCCTCTCCTTTCTCCTTAGCTATACTCTCAACTCCTTTTAGTAGATAGTCTAACCCTATCAAGTTTTTAGAAAAATCATCTTCTCTTTTTGCCTGCTTTTCCTTATAAGCTCTTGCGTCTGCAAACTTTTCTTCAGCAAATTCTACACCACCATCATCATATAGTCCCATTTTATTGTCCTCTTTCTAATAAACTTTGAGGTTCTTCCTCAATAGAGTTCTCTTGTTTATCTAATAAATTAATCTCAGGTATATCTTCTAGTTTAGCTACTACTTCTGTAGGTAGAACCCCAGCAGGTACCCTACCTGTATTCTTTTCTTTCTTTTCTTTAACCATCTGTGCAGCTACTTTAGCTTTTTCTACAAGTATGGACTCCTCTTCATCCATATCCCCATCTTGCATATCAAAGATATTCTCATCGTCTTCATCATCTATTCTATATTTAATACCTGCCTTTTCCGCTAAAGACATAAGTAAATACATTATAGGCTCCATAAGCATCATCATTAAATCAGGATTCCATTTACCTTCTCTAAAACCTACATACCCTATTTGCATAGCTAAGTCTGTAATAGTTACTCCATCACCTATAGCTAATACCATAGGAGTATAAGCTTCTTCTTCTAGTAATTCTAAAGCAACAAAGTTTAAAGCTTCTCTAAAATCTGTGAAATCAGGAGCTGACTCAAAAGGTCTTCTTTGCTCAGGGTCTGATGTTAAAGATTGCCCAGGAATAGGATGTTGTCTATTTCCAAAAGCTTCTACTGCTTGAGGATTCATCTCCTCGCCTATCATTTGTTTCATTATTTATCTCCCTAATCCTGTATCTAAACTACCAGCCATAGTATTCATATACGATTGCCATGCAGGTACTCCTGGATTTAAAATATCACTTGTATATGCTGAAGTTAGCATTCCAGTTGCTTGCCAACTATTACCTTTTTTAGAATGGAATAAGTCTACTTCATTAAAAATATTAGCATTAGACTGTCTTCCTATATCCATAATATTAGGTATATTAGTAGTATAGTAATTAGGTGTATCAGGACCTCCTGTTATTGCATGACTGAGTAAATCTCTTGTGCCTGTCTGTAATCCTTGAGTTGCACCTACTTGAATTTGATTCTTACTCCAATCATATAAATCAAACTCTTTCCAATCTTTTTTCATCTTATCTAAAAGTCCTAAATCACCAACATCAGTTAAATTCTTTTTAGAACTTAACTCAGTAAGATACTTATTATGGTCAAGTTCAAAGCCTTGTGTTAGACTTCCTTTATCAAAAGGTTTATACGAAGTGTCAGGCATTCCTACAGTATCTAAATTTAGTTTTACTGTCATATTACTATCACCTGCTAGTTGCTTCATACGGTTCATATACTGCTCACCAGTAGCTTCCCCTCCTAATTTATCAATCCATTTACCATCTTCTAATTTAGCACTTTGGAAATCAAAGTCTTTACCAGGAAGTTGTCCTGAACCAATCCATCCACCATCAGGTGTTGGAGTCCAACCACGACCTTTAAGAAAGTTACCTGCTGAATCTATAGCACCACTTATTTGACTACTAACATTCGTATAAGTTTTTCCAACCCAAGTTCCTGCTTTATTGATAGCATCTAAAGACCTACCTAAAGCATCCTTAAAGAAACCTGAATTAGGACCCATTAATTTTGAACTCCAAGTAGATAATTTACCTGCCGTGCCAAATAATGAACCTATACCTTGCATAGCATAGGGCATTAGAAACATCATTCCTACTTGTCCTACTATACCTAACTTACCTACGGCTTTCATTACTTTACCAAAGACTTTCTTAATGCCTTTGCCTATTTTCTTAACGCCTTTTTTGACGCCTTTCCATATTTTACTTAAAAATCCCATATCTTAACTACTCCCAAATAATCTATTTACAACATTTGATGCTTTATCAAAGTTGGAGGACCATGTTTTTGCAGCATCTCCTTCTGCCTGTGCAGCAGACATCATTGCTTGAAGCTTTCTATTAGCAGTATCTGTAGCCCATCTGAAATCATAATCAGCTTGGTCTCTTAATTCCTGCCATAAGAAAGATTGTGCGGCCTGTGTAAGACCAAAAGCATTCTGTGCATTCTGTTGATTGATTGCATTCTGTGCAGCAGTATCTGCTGTATTTGCTTTTCTTCTCCAATCATAATTAGAATTTATAACAGCTTGCTCATTCGCAGCATTCCATTGCTGTCTATTATAATTGAGTTGCTCATTAAATTGTTCAACTTGATTCATAATAGCAGAATTAGCTTTATTAACATCAGCTATTCTTTGAACATCTCTAGCTTCTGCAGCATTAGCCTGTTGCGAATTATATTGTTTTACTAAGTTAATCTGTCCTGCATTATACTGTTTAATCTGTGTTTCTATCTGAGACATAAACTGTTGAGCCTGTTGGTCAGAAGTTGCATTAAACTGTCTTGCAGCATTTTGAGCAGATTGATTACTTAATAATCTTTGTTGCTCATTCTGAGCTTTAATTACATTTGCAGCTTGTTGGTTACTTAAATTAGCCATATCTGTTTGTAAAAAAGCTTGAGCATTTTGTATCTGAGTTTTCTGATAGAAGTCAGCGTCTGCTAAATTTTCTTGAGCTTTCATAGCAGCATTCTGAATAGCACTTTGCTGTTCATTACTAGCTTCTGTTAAACTTACTGTTTGAAAGAATTTACTATCAGCCATTGCTTTTTGTTGGTCAGAAGTAAACTGAGCCATGTCTAAATTAAATACATTCTGTGCATTTGATAAAACTGTTTGCTGTCTTCTTTGAGCATTAGCTTCTGATTCAGCAGCTTCAATTCCTCTTTGCTGAGCAACACTAGCTTGAATAGCTTGTGCATTAGCCTGAGCTATAGGAAGTGATGATTGAATAATAGTATTAACTAAAGCATCTCTAGCAATAGATGAAGCTTCTAAACCTCTCTTAGCTAACATAGTTTCTACACTAGCTACAGCAGGTCTTGCCCAAACAGGAATCTCTCCTTCTTCTACTCCTTTTAATAAGGTATCAATTTGATTAGATACTAAAGCTTCTTCAGGTAATCCTTCTATAACTCCTCTTTCTCTTTCAGTAAAAGATGTTAATCTATCTTCTAAAGCTTGAGGGTCATTTCCTAACTCTTCAATAGCTCCTTCTTCTAAGCCTGCATTTCTTAACTGCTTCTTAGCTCTAGTAATTTTAGCTAAAGAACTTCCTACATTTTCTACAATAGGAGCTAAGGCATTTTCTGATAATTTTCCTACGACTCTTTCTGCAACTGCTCCTTTTTGTATAACAACATCTACATCATTAATAATAGGAGCATTAGCTACATTAGCAGCTTTTGCTAAATTAACATCTGCTTCATCAGCTATTGCAGCTTCTGCTTCAGCAGCTTTATTTATTTTACTACCATCTCCCATTCCTGTAGTAACTACTTCTCTAGCAGGGTCAACTTGTTGAAGAGTAGATGTGTCAATAGTATCAACCTCTTCAGCTCTAGTTTGGTCTATTCCATATCCTAGAACTTGTCCTGCATCTGGAGCAACTACTGTAGGAGCTTCTGTACCTACTCTTCCTATCTTAGCAAAATTAGGCACAGGTACAGTTCCTTCAGGTATATTTCCTGTAGCTATATTTCTAGCTTTAGCACCTGTATCGCTTACTCTTCCTCGTCTTTGGTCTTCAAACCAATCTTTCTTCTGAGCATCTGTCATAGTGTCCCAGTTTGGAGGTAAGTCTGAAGGAATAGCTGGGCCTGTAGGTCCTGTTCCTCCTTCTCCTGGTCCTGAAGGTCCTCCGGGTCCACCTGGTCCTCCGGGTCCTTGTATAGGTCCTTTTGGTGGTGGTGGCGGAACTCTAGGAGGTCTAGGAGGAAATTTTCCGCCTCTTCCTTTTCCTGTTCCATCCCAATCAACAGGGTCATCATTTCCATCTGCTGGTCCTTCATAAAAATTAAAGCCTTGTCCAGTTGTAAATCCTGGTCCTGTACTTACTACATCTGAGGAAGGTCCTGTAGGTGTAGAGGGAGAAAATTTAATAGAGGATTCATTAGGTAATAAACTAACCTTATTATCTCTATCTTCTTGAGGCTTAGGTCTGTAGCTACCTCCTTTAATAAAGTTTTCTCTTTTAGCTACTGCTCTTTTACGATTACTATTTCTTTTTCGTTTTTTTGACATTTTTCTTTCCCATGCGTTTTTTTAATTTCATAAAAAGTTTTGGACTTTTAATTTCTGATATGGAGATAACTATAGCTTTTTGTTCGTCTTTCTTCACTACTTCACCTCAAATAATTTATCTACCTTTTCATGTAGTTTTTCTAATCTTTCCATTAAAACATTCATATCGTTCTTTACTTCCCTTTTTGTTATATATTCTCTAGCTAGTTCTTCTCTTGTTTTATTTAAGAGTATATCAATTCGTTTAGCTTCTCCTTCATTCTTACGCATTGAAAAAATGATAGGAGCAATTACTAAAGTTATTATTACATTCCAAAATAAATGTGCCTCTTCCATTATATTGAGTCTCCTGGATATCTGTTCGACCAAATAGTTAAACTATATTTAGTTCCCGAGATAAGAGGTACACATTCATGTCCGTGTGTTACTTGTCCTGGAAATAAAATCATTTTGCCTACAGGTATATTTTTATTACTTATATTCTGTTTAGGATATACCAAGTCAGCTCCTTCATAATCATCATTTAGTTTAATACTTCCTGTAACTAAACTAGCATCGTGATGTAAAGGTAAATCTTTTTGAGTATCTAAATTATATCTCATTACAAAGGCATCTCTAAGTCCATACATCTCTATTGGTTTCCAGTATTTCTCTACAATAGGAACAACCTTTGCATTCCAAACTTCTTCTAACTCTTCCCATAACCCTAATTCTTTCAATCTTATTTCTTGAGCAGGGAATTTATCATACTTTAAACTATCCCATTTTCCGTTAATATCTGCTAATTCCATTAACCTCTCACATTGTTCTTGGGTCATAAAATCAATAACAATCATATTATCTTCTATAATCTCATACTCAGAAGATTCATTAGACTCAAAGTAATTTTCTGTTTGAGGAAAAAATCTATTATATAACTGCTCAAACTTTTTCTTTGTTCTTTCTCCACCGTTACCGTGGTATATACAAGGACAACAATTAGTTTCAGGATTAAATAATTGTCCTGATATACTATTTATAGTAGTAGAAGATTCATGTGTTTGAAATATATAACATTCATAATCTAACTTAATATCAAACTTATTACTTAAAAATAATTTCTGATAATATAATTGGTCATCTCCATCATCAGATACACTATCTTCAGAAAGCATTTTATTTAACTCTCCTACTTCTCCTATGAAAGTTCCACTATTTAAAAATCTATATTTAGTAGCGGCCATTGGAAAATCATGCTCTATATTTGCATCAGGCCAACAAAACTGTTCTGCTGAAAATAAAATTTTACAATTAAAATCTAAAAATCTTTCTACTATAGTTTCTAAATTATCTGCATAGAAAACATCATAAGCATCTGTAAATAAAACAATATCAGTAGATGGTAAATTTTTTATATAATCTCTTAAAAGATTAACTTTCATTCCACCGCCTGGTCCTGACATATCTGTTCCTAACCAAACTACATTAGTACCTAAGTTCTTTACATTTATTCCTACTTTACTAGCACTTGTATTTAACTTACTGCACTTCTTCCTGTCTGTCCCTATAGTTAAAGGATGAACCTTAAACTCTCTAAAAACATTACTTGACTCTATATCACTAGAACTTTCTTCTCTTGATAACTGATTACACGCATCTTCTTTTAAAGCAACGGCATCTATATAGTTATATGTAGTTATCATTTCAGGTAAATATTCATCTACTGGTATCATGTCTTGTATATTAACATGTTCGAGTAAAATTCTAGCAGTCTTTGGTTTAATAACATAGGCTGTTAAGTTATAAGGATAAAAAGGTTTTTCAATTTTATCATTTATATTTATAACTTTAGTAGGTTCATTTTCATTTCGTTGTAAATAAACAAAGTCATATGTATCTATTAAACTTCTATAATACTCTTCATCCCAAGTATTATTAATAACGGCATCATCTTCTAAAATAATAATTGGTTCATCTAGTCTTATACATTCTTCCCAAGCTTTTGCATGAGAAAGAAAACAAGCAATTTCACTTTTTAAAAGAGGTCTATTATTAAAAGGCCCTACCCAATTTTCTCTTGCCTTTATAGTTCTAGAAAAATCTTCTAGTTTATAATCTATTGCTTCTAAATATCTATAATTCTTTAAACTGTTTTTATTAAAATTTTGTTTTCTATCTGTTCTTCTCTTTAAACTTATTACTACCTTTTTCATGTTATAATACCTCTTTATAGATTATAACATTTAGTTATAAGTTTGTAAATCTTATCTTATAGAGACAAAAGTATTAGATTCCAAACCACTTAATGCAGTAGTGTCCCATGCAATTTTAGCTACATCTGATATGCTTACATCCCATGTATATACTATATTACTATATTGAGAAGCAACTGTAGCAGAACTTCTAGCATAAGTGAAACCTTCCTGTCCACCAGACACATCAGTTCCTCCTGAGCTACCTGTAAGGTCCATCTTCAAATAAAGATTATCCCAGTCTGAATCTCCAGTCCCTGCGTTACTACCTGCAAAACATAATGCAACCTTTGTACTGCCTATAGGGCCAAAATATCCTATAAAAGTAATATTTTTATTTGACTCGAATCCTGAATCAAGTCCGCTTACAGCTAAACCACTAGATGTATAACTTGAGCTTCCATCATATGCTGTGCCTAATTGAGTCGAACTACCGTTATTAGTAGCCCCTTGAACCCCAGAAGAAGTTCCCCATCCTGACGCTGAATGGTTTACTGCACTTTTACCTGAACCTACTTGCCAAGTAGTAGCTCCAGCTTTAAAAGCAAAAGTTGACCTTGCATCTGCATATTGTTTAGTAGCGGTGTCACTTGTTGTAGCACTTGTGTTAGCACTACCATTTATTCTAGTAAATCTATCTGAGATATAATCACCATTTATAGGTACAGCATCTCCACCACCATTACTATTAAGGTCTTCCATGACATCTCTAATGCCGTCAGCCGAAGGACTTTGACTTAAAGTTGTCATTTGAAGTTATATGTTAATTTTTTCATTGTTGTTCCTGTTGAGTCTGTATGATTTGTTACAGCTACACTACTAGCGTCTATAATATATTGTCCTGTCTCGCTATAAGATGCTGACTTTTCTAAGATTTTAAGAAGTTCTCCATCAGGAGTACAATATGAATGTAGTTTATTAGCACCTAAGCTTTTATAAAAATCATATTTAACATTGTTAGCTTCATTCATAAATAAATAAGCTTTACTTCCTGTTGATTGGTCTCCCCTTGCTATACCAAAAACATCATTATATGAAGTATCAGTAGAATCATAATGACCTAAAGATATATAAACTAAATAATTATTTTGAAATAATCCAATACAATAATGGTCATAATCTTCACCTTCAGCATTCTTTACTGTGCAAGGAGTAGCATAACTCATAACTCTATCTTGCCAATGATTTAGTTTTTGTTCGTCAGTCAAACCTTCTACAGGATAATCATAATTAGAATCTGTATCAAACCCGGCTTTAGATGAGTCATATAAACTCTTAAAAGTTCCATCAACTATAAAGTTTTTAACTTCATTTTCTGTTAAACTCTTAGCTAACCAAGACATATTATTCCTCTAACTTTTCTACTCTTTCTAATAGCTCCTCATATCCTTCCATGTCTTCTAAACATTTAGGAGGATGCGAATTTTCAGCCAATTCTTTTATAGCTTCAACTAATAGAGGTACTAACTTCTCATACCAGACTGTTAGATAATTATCATCAATCGGAGCTTCTGTAACTACCTCTGGTAGAACAGCTTGAACTTCTTGAGCATTAAGACCAACTTGTCTTTCATCATTATCATATCCTAACTCTTTAGCTACTTCATTTTCTCGGAAGTAGTAACCGCCTAATTGTAATACTTTTTCTAAAGCATTCTCAATAGGTCCTTCAAAGTCTTTTAATCTTTCATCTGAGTAATAAGCAGTAATGTTATTAGTTGCTCTAATTTCACCTGCTGTTCCTGATGCACCTGTATTAACACCTAAACTATTTAGTTGTGTATTTGAACTTGTTGAGATTCCTGGGCCTGTAGGTCCTGTAGGTCCTGTTGGTCCAGTAGGTCCACTTGGGCCTGTAGGTCCTGTTCCACCATTACTACCGTTACTTCCTGCTGGGCCTGTAGGTCCTGTAGGTCCTGTACCACCAGTTGAACCAGTAGGTCCTGTTGAACCACCTGCACCTTTTTGTCCTTTCGAGCCTGCTGAACCGCCGGGTCCAGTAGGTCCTGTTGAACCAGTTGAACCAGTAGAGCCTGTAGGTCCTGCAGGTCCTGTAGGTCCTGTTCCACCATTACTACCTGCTGCACCTTTTTGTCCTTTAGAACCAGCTGAGCCTCCTGGGCCTGTTGGGCCTGTTGGACCAGTTCCGCCTCCTGGGCCTGTAGGTCCTGTTGGACCTCCTGCTCCTACTTCACCCTTCTGTCCTTTAGAACCAGTTGAGCCTCCTGGGCCTGTAGGTCCTGTTGAACCAGTAGAGCCTCCTGCACCAACTTCACCCTTCTGTCCTTTAGAACCATTCGAACCACTAGGTCCTGTAGGTCCTGTAGGTCCTGTTGAACCAGTAGAGCCTCCAGCTCCTACCTCACCTTTCTGTCCCTTAGAGCCTGCGGAACCAGTTGAGCCTCCTGGGCCTGTAGGTCCTGTTGGGCCTGTAGGTCCTGCTGAACCAGTTGAGCCTCCAGCTCCTACTTCACCTTTCTGTCCTTTCGAGCCTGTGGAACCAGTTGAGCCTCCTGGGCCTGTAGGTCCTGTAGGTCCTGTTGGGCCTGTAGGTCCTGTACCACCTGTGGAGCCTGTTGCTCCTGTAGGTCCTTGAATAGAACCACCACTCACCCAAGATGAACCATTCCATATATGTAAACTATCATCGGCTTGTACTATATAAGCATCACCTTTTGTATTTCCACTACTAGGAAGATTTGGTGTATTTGCTACACTTCCTTCCATAGTAATACCAGTTCCTGTTGTTCCTGTAGGACCTGTTGGGCCTGTAGGACCTGTTCCTCCAGTTGAACCGCTAGGGCCTGTTGCACCCACTTCACCTTTTTGACCTTTCGAGCCTGCTGAACCAGTTGAGCCTCCGGGTCCTGTTGGACCTGTTGGACCTGTAGGTCCTGTGCCACCAGTTGAACCGTTAGGGCCTGTTGCACCCACTTCACCTTTTTGACCTTTCGAGCCTGCACTTCCACCGGGTCCTGTAGGTCCTGTTGAACCAGTAGAACCACCTGCTCCTACTTCACCTTTCTGTCCCTTAGAGCCTGCACTTCCACCGGGTCCTGTAGGTCCTGAAGGTCCTGTTGAACCTCCTGCTCCTACTTCACCTTTCTGTCCCTTAGAGCCTGCTGAACCACCGGGTCCTGTTGGACCAGTTGAGCCTCCGGGTCCTGTAGGTCCTGTAGGTCCTGTTGAACCTCCTGCTCCTACTTCACCCTTTTGTCCTTTAGTACCATCTGAAGCAGCACCATCTGTACCTGCTTCACCTTTTTGTCCTTTAGAACCAGTTGGGCCTGTTGGGCCTGTAGGTCCTGTAGAGCCAGTAGAACCACCCGCTCCTACTTCACCTTTTTGTCCTTTACTTCCATTACTTCCTGTTGGGCCTGTAGGTCCTGTAGGTCCTGTTGAACCTCCTGCACCTGTAGGTCCGCTTGGTCCTGTTGGACCTCCTGCTCCTGTATTACCTACTTCACCTTTCTGTCCTTTATTACCTTGTAATGCTACATTTGCTATTGTACCTTTTTCCCATGCTCCTGCAGTTACATCATAGTATGGAATTAAGTCAGAACTAGCAGCATCTGTTGCAGTACTGAATGCTGTTAAAGCAGTTCCTACATTTGTAGCGTCTGTAACATCAGCACTTGCTTCTATTGCATTTAATTTACTATGGTCTGCGTCTGTGAATACATTTGAATCAGTAGCACTTTCTACTAATGTTCTTACTTCAGCAGCTGTTTGGTCTGCTGTAGCACTTGCTTCTATACCATCTAATTTAGTACCATCAGTAGCTACATCTCTTCCATCTACTGTTCCTGATACTGTAATATTAGTTGCAGAAAGAGCAGCAGTTTGTAAATTACCCGCAGCTATTGTTAAATTACCTGTAGAACTTCCTGTTGCTGTTGTTGTACCTAAAATAAATCCATCAGCACTTTCATCCCAACCCATAAAGGCATTATCACCTGTTGAGCCTCTTTCTATAACAATACCTGAATCATTAGAATTAGAACTTACTCCATTGTTTAGTTCTAATAAGTTATCACTAACAGTTGTATTAGTAGAACTAACTGTAGAAGTAGCTCCATTAACTGTTAAGTCTCCTGATAAAGTTAAATTACCAAAAGATACATTACTTGATGTTCCTACTGCTTGTCCTATGCTTATTGCACCACTAGATATAGCTACACCTGTGCCTGCACTTATATGAGACCTTACTTCTGAAGCACTTGGTCCTGTATAAGTTATTACACCTGTTGAATTATTATATGCTAGAGAACCATCTCCGCCTGAATCTGTAACTGATACCTTACCTCTAATAGTTGCATCAGTAATAGCTAAATCTACAGCTCCATCTCCTGCATCATCATAAGTAGCAGTTATATTAGTATGAGAACCGTTGGTTGCAAGTTGTCCACCTACTGTATCTTGTACTACTTCACTTAAATCTATATTACTTGTACCATCAAAAGAAACACCATGTATTGTTCTTGCAGTTTCTAATGCTGTAGCTGTGGCTGCATTACCTGTAGTATCTTGGTTTAATGTACCAACTACTAAATCTATTGTGCCATCGGAATCTTGATATGTTGCTGTAATACCTGTTTCAGTATTGCTAGATACCATAGCTCCTACTGTATCTTGTACTACTTCTGTTAAATCTATATTTGCACTACCATCAAAACTTACACCATGAATAGTTCTAGCTGTTTCAAGAGCAGTTGCTGTGGCCGCATTACCTGTTGTATCTTGGTTAAGTGTGCCTACTGTTAAATCTACAGTACCATCAGCATCTTGATAAGTTACTGTAATTCCTGACTCAGTATTAGAACTAAACATAGCTCCAACAATATCTTGTATTTCTTCGTCTGTCTGGTCTGCAGTAGCATTAGCTTCTATACCATCTAGTTTTGCATGGTCAGCAGTTGTAAAGTTTTCATCTGTTTGAGAAGCTACAACAAAATCTAATGTACCATCTCCATCTTCATAAGTTACTGTAATGCCTGTTTCAGTATTACTAGCTATCATGGCTCCAACTGTGTCTTGCACAACTTCACTTAAATCTATATTCGCTGTGCCATCAAAACTTACGCCATGAATAGTTCTAGCAGTCTCTAAAGCTGTCGCAGTAGCAGCATTTCCTGTAGTATCTTGATTAAGTGTTCCTACTGTAAAGTCTAGTGTATTGTCTGAATCATCATAGGCAACAGTTATACCTGACTCAGTATTGCTTGATACCATAGCTCCTACAGTATCACTAATTGTTTCTGCTAATGTAACACCACCAATAGTAATTGCATCGGCTTCTAATGTTCCATCAATATAAGCATTTCTCCATTGTTGCGTAGAACTACCTAAGTCATAAGTATCATCATCATCTGGAATCATATGTGAATCTATATCAGCTCCAAAAGAAACTGTATCAGTAGCAGCATCACCAAATGTAAGATTGCCTGAAATCGTAGCGTTACCAGTAACAGTTAAGTTTCCTCCTACAGCTACATTTCCTGTTGTAGTAACTGAGTCTATGTAAGCATTTTTCCAATATAATGAAGAGGTACCTAAATCCACATCACTATCTGTAACAGGAGCTAATACTCCGTCTGCAAAATATGCTTGCTGAACTGAACTAGAAGATACTTCTATCCAAAATTCTATATGGTCATTTGAAGTATCTATTAAAACTTTATTTAAAGGAGTAACAACTCCTGCATCTCCAATAACACCAATTACAGGTCCTTCAGCAGCTGTGCCGTCATGCTTATGTCCTGTTTGATTATGGAAAGAATTTACAATCTGGTTATATTCATTATTAAATATAGCAGCTGTAATAGTATCTCCATCTGAAAATGTGCTTTGCCTGGTATATCCTGCCATCTTTATCTCCTACCTGATGGTATGTAATCTATAAAAAATCCATTAACTGTATATGGAGTTCTTACATCATCACTTCTTATTTTAAAAAAATTACTATGTCCACTTCCTTGTAACTGCTGTCTAACTAAAGGTTTTTCAGAAGCTCCAAAAACTCCTGCTCCAAATTTAGCTTCTCCCAATAACGAAGGGGGTGGTATTCTATCTAATGTATAATCCTCTGGTTGAGGATGGTTAGGGTCATCATAATTATATCTAACCCTTAAAACTGGTTGTACTTCTCCTTCAGGACCAAAAGAAATCTTTATAAAATGTAAAGTCTTTAGTGTTCCTAAATCTCCATAGTCTATATCAGGAGTTTGATATTCTGCTACAACATTAGCTCCATTAAAACTATTCCCAGTATCATGTAAAAAAACTTGTCCTGCAAAATCTCCATGATAATATTTTTCTAAACCTAAACTATCAAACCCTGCTGTAATAGCAGGAGCTTGTATGCCTAAAGTTTCTGACCATTGAAATCCTGCTGTAGGATTAGATGTTGAGCCTGGTCTTAAAGTTCCTATTATTCCTCTTGAAGTAGCTGTCGTATCTCCTTCTAAGGCATAGAATAATCTATACTGAGACCTATCTCCTATAACAACACTACTGATTGTAAAAGTATTTATCTTCTCAGCTATCTTTTGTATAAGAGGCTGAATCTGTTTACTAATACTACTTAATTCAATATCGCCAATTCTTGATGTACCAGCAACTGTTCTAAAACCATCAGGTGCTAAGAATATCAAATCACCTGCTATCTCCTGAATACTTTGGCCATCTAAACAACCAACATTGTCCGTAACTGGAACAATAGCTATATTACTTGAATCATTTATATTAATAAGTTTATGAATACTGTTTTTACAAAATATAAATAATTCATTACGGAAACTCTTTAATCCTATTACAGCATCTTCTAAAGCTATATTACCTGCGGTACCTGCACTAAAGTTTGTAATATCATTAACACCACTATAATAAATTACATTCTTATTACTAGCATCTCCTGATACAACATAATGCTTATCATGGATAGTTCCGACAGTAGGAGATATAGTTCCTGATACAGTAACTTCTTTAGCATAAAAAGTACGAGTGTTTAAATCACCTGTACCAGTCATCTTAAAATAAAAAGGTTTATTAGCTCCGTCAGTTATTAAAACTTCACCGTAATCACTTGTACCTTCATATATATCAAAATGAGTTTGGCCTTGCGATGTTCTAGCATCTACACTTCTACTTCCAAATGTAGAATAATTATCTCCACTTGAAGATACACTTGCTTTATTTATTTGTAACCAACTTGTTCCGTCTTGACTAAAATAGATTCCAGTTCCTGAACAAGCTATTACTCCATCTGCATAAACTATTAATCCTAATATAGCATTAGTACTATTAGGATTAACAGCGTCATCTCCACCAAATCTTGTAAAACCACTTATACGCCTATATCCACCTTCAGTACCAACTTCAAAATTCTTTAACTTAGTAGCATATCCTGGAGTTCTTAATAATGCTAATGAGTTTGTAGATTTAATTAATCCACCATCACAAGCTACGGTAAACGGCTGAGATGCAGGCATTAGAAATAAGTCCTATCGTCTGTCATTGATTTTGGTTGAGGATTTATTAAATTAGATTTCATATGTCTCATATGCTTCTTATAATCCTCTAATGCAAAAGCGGCCTGTTGCGGACTTTCTTTAAACTGCCACACATAGTATCTTACTCTTGCTGTAATTGTATTTGTATATTGCTCAGGAAAGACTACAGTATCTCCGTGAGCTGATAATTTTGTAGGAGGATTAAAAGCATAAAAATGTACATTATATACTTTATCAGGTATAGGGCTTAATCCAAATTTTCTATTATCAGAACTTCTAATGACTCTTACAGGTTCTCCATATACTTGGTCTGTAGCATCATCTTCATTCTCACTATCTCTATGATAGGTTTTCCATTCATCTAGTGTTGTAAACTTTAAACTTTTAGAAACATAAGGAGCGGATTCTCCACTTACATTTATTGTTGTTAAATAAAAATCATCCCAATCTATTGAAGCATAGTCTGTAGTTATACTTGAACTACCTGCTTTTAATAAATACCATCTAGTCCCGGCTACACTAGCTACTGTAACATTACCATAGAAAGGGTCTGTACTTCCACTAACTCCTGCTGAGAAAAAGGGTAGTTGTGGTTCTTCGTTAGCTATATCAAAAATGGCTTTGTTTACAGAATCTTTAACAAATTGTTGAAGACCTACTGCACTTGCAAAGTTAGCAGATGTAAGAGGTACTTCATTTAATTCTCTTAATGCTTCATTGGTTAATTGTAAATATGTTGTTGCCATTTATATTTCCTAAAAAGTGGAGAGGTCCGTTAAGACCCCTCCGAGTTTGACATTAGTCAATTACATAGAATGCACTACATAAAGCTTCATCTCTAAGTACTTTCGCACCGTAAACATGTAAGCCTCTTACTATATCACCAAAAGATGATGGGTCTCTCAACACTTCAGTTGAAAGAATAGTATTAGCAGTAGCAGTTGAACTCATATGTCCAGCCATAACTTTACCAGTAGCATTAGATGTGCTAGCAATGTTATTAGACTTGTACATATCAAATCCTCTAAGTTTTCCACTTGAAACTAAACCGTTTCTTATAGAACCTTGGCCTGCATTAAAGTCAACAGACATTAATTTAGAGCCTGATTTTCCTAATTCTTCATAGAATGTAGGAGGTGCTACAAACCATCTACCTTCTTCAGGTACATTTTGAGCATCCAATAATCTAGCCATTCTAGCCATAAGGTCTAAAGCGTCTACACCAGTTCCATCTGAACCAAGTAGGTCTACAGAATTAGTTGCGTGAGCCATAGTAGCGTCAGCAGTAGAACTGTCAGAACCAATGATATGGTCAGGTGCTGATGCAGAACAACCAGCAAACATAGTTGCTAAGATAGCAGCGTCATATGAATCTTTAAGAGCATATGCAGCTGAGCTTGAAGCAACTTCTTTAAAGTTGACATGTGACATATTTGTTTCAATATCATCTACGATGAATTTGAAAGCTTTAGCACTATCAACAACCAAGTTTAATTCTTGGTCAGTTAGTTTAGTTGCAGTTGTGTCAGAACCTCTAGTATAATCTGATACTGAGATTACTGGTTCTTTGATAATCTTTACTGAGTCTCCAAAAGCGGATATTTCACCAGCGTAGTCGGTGTTTGTAATAGCTTCAATAACACTCGCTTTTCTAAAGAAGTTTAAAACCTTTTTAGAGTAAACGGATGGTAAGAAATAACTATTAGTTTGTCCACTTACGGAGTTTGCAAAGTTAGCATTTGTATCGGTTGAGGGTTCAAAATATTGAGCCATGATACTTCTCCTTTGTTAATAATTAATTAATTCGATATTGAGCCATTTTGCCAAGCTTCTGAGATTTCACTTTCGTATTTATCAAATTCGTCTAAGCTCATGGCGTCTATCTCCCGTTTTGTCCAGACCTTCGGCTCTTTGGTTTCTACTGTTGTTGTCTTAGTAGATACAATATCTGCAGCATTAGTCTTAGACTTAGAAGTTGACTTGTCCTGTATTGGAAGTTCTAGTCCTATATCCTTTTTAAATAAATCTAAAGCACGGGAAGCTAAGTCAGCATCATCAGAATTATTATAAATCCATTCTTGAATAGAATTATGTTGTTCTTTTGCCCAACTATGGAAATCTTCGCTGTTTCTAATTTCTTCGAAATCAGGATGTCTTTCCACTAATCTTTGTTCTGCATCAATTCTTCGTTTCTTTTGCTCTTTAATCTGCAAATCGCTAAGTTGTTCTTCTAATACTTTAGTTTTAGAATCACTTTGCTCATGAGCTACTGTTTCAATAACTTTATAAAAGTCAGGATATTCTTTAGCAAACTGTTGGAGTTCTTCAGGAGATTTAAGTTCTGGTAATGCGGGCATGGCCTGCTTTAATAACTCTTGTTTCTCTTTCTCGAAGTCTCTCCTCATCTGTTCCATCTGTCTTCTGCCGTCATCATGTCTCTTCTTCCAATCTGTTCTTTTATAAGGAGCATCTCCTTTTACAGTTTCCAGTTCTTCAGTATTAACACTTCCTTCAGCTTCAACTTCAGTTATATCATTACTCTTAAAAAGTTTATTTTTTTCAGAAGGCTCTTCAAAAAACATACTCTCTGATGAGACAAAGGGTTTATCTTCTCCTTTGTGCCAAGCTTTTTTTTGGTTATAAGGATTTGCTTGTTCCTCTTGGACTTGTTCAGTCATCTTCTTCTCCTACTAGGGGCTTTATATTTGACAAGGTAGCTCTATGTCGACTAGAGGGCTTGTGCTTGCAAAGGTAGCCGTTTGGTTATTAAAATATAGGGGGCTTATAAAAAGGTTGCCCTATTGTATTATCGGATTGGTACTCCACCTGTTATCATCTTGTCGTTAATCCTATTATTAGTATCTTCGACTTCTGCTTTATCAAGGTCGTAAGTCTTCTCAGGGGCCACAGTCATACCTTCTCTAAGGTCTTCTGTCATATACCCACCACTCCTTCTCGCTTGTCTCATAGGTTCTTCGTCAGCTTGCATTTCTGCTGTTTCCATCATCTGTTGAAGATTATCAACTCCGATTTCTTCAACTGCCTTAGCCGTAAAGACAAATTCTCCATCCGATAGCCTTGCAGGTATCGAATCGGAGACTCCTGTTCCCGGTCCTTCAATAGGACCAGACCCAGCAAATTCTGAGGCAACTTCTAAAACTTTGTCAAATATGACACTAAGTTGTTCATCGCCTTCTAATTTTTGATATAGATAATCCTCTTCATCTTCATCGAGGGATTCATCTACAATAAAATCTATATAGTTATCTTCCATAGCTTCATCACTTTCTAACGGTGCTGAAGTATCTTCAGGTAACATTTCTTGTTCATACTCTTCATGTGTTGCACCCGGCATTATAGTACCGTCAGGCATCATGTGAGTTTCTTCTGGATTTTCCATAGGCATATCATCTGATAATAGCCCACCAGTATTAGCAGTTCTTCTAGCTTTAACACGCTTTTCAAACTCCATTACTTTTTCTTGAGCTTTAATCTCATCATCTGTAAGTTCACTCTTAGGTCTTTTAGATTTTGCAATTTCTATTGCGGCCTCTATCTTACCTTCAGATAACAAAAGTTGTACTGAGTCATCATCTAATATACTTTTATCTGCCATTATTTATCCTTAGCTTTACCTACATTAAGAGCAAACCAATCAAGAACTTTATATAACTTACCTACCCATTTGTCATCTGCGGGTGTAGGTGTTAATGAAGCTACTAATGATGCTCCTGCTACTATCCAAGGTACTATCTGTACCAAATTTAAAAACATTCCAATTAAATCAAATGTATTTTCCATATTAATTTTCCCCTTTTCTGTTTATTGCTTCTTTTACTTGAGCTTCTAGACTATTCAACTGTGCCAGAAAACTCAGTCTCCCCTGGATTCGGTACAACGCCTGTTCCGATTGTGCCGTCACCAGTGCCTGTACTTCCAACTCCTTGAGGTTGTTCAGGTGTTCCTTCAGGTCCTCCCATTGTGGGTTGTTGATTAGAGGAAGGAGCTTCTTCGCCATTATTTTGTCCAGCATTTTGCATTCCTATTATTTGAGCCATCATTGCAGCTTCTTCTGGGTCATTGAGTATTTCATCAGGGTCCAAATCTAAGCTGTAGGCTAGTTCACTTATGAGTTTAGAAATTTTAACAAATGGTGCAATAGTTGGATTTTGTGCAGTTTGTAAGAACATAGTAAGTCTTTGACTTCTAACTTCTTTCTGCATCAAACTATTTGTTCCAGTTGCTCTAACTTCTAAATCACCTTCAATATCTAAATCACCTTCATGGAACTGCATGTTCCATTGATAATAAGATTCCCCTAAAGGTTTTAATAAAAAGTCATCAAGATTTTTGATAACTGTTTTAATATTTAAACTAGATGCACCAAGTAACATTGACATGCCTGAAGCAGTCCTTGTCATACTTTGAACTCCAGTTTGACCGTGTGAGTAACTAGGTATTCCAGTTTGCTCATCGGCTAGCTGTCTGAATTTATCAAACATCATCATATTTTCTGTTGCAGTATTTGGAAATTTCAAACCGTGTATGGCTTGACCAGGCATTCCTGCTTGTCTTCTAAATACTTTACCAGGATATATGTCCATTGACTGACCTCCTACTAATGCAGATTCATCTACATCAAATATTAAAGAGCCACTCAATGCTAAATTGTCTATAGCCATTCTTGCATGGCCATTCATAATCTGTTGTGAGTCATCCATATTTTCTGCAACTCCTATACCAAAGAAATTATAAGGATTTCTTTCATATGGGAAAGCATTGTATGGAAGTCTAAATGGTTTAAATGGATTTATAACTACTCGTAATAGTTCATTACCACATATCCAAGCATTAATTTGTACTTCATCTAAATCATCTATATCATCATCTAGTTCAATTCCTACTTCTTTTGCGTACTCGGCATCCATAATGCCCCAATATTCTAGTACTTCAAAGTTACTGTGTATCTCATCATCAGCTCTATCATCATCTTTTAAATGAGCTTCATATCCTCTATCTACATAATTAGGACCATATTGAATACATTTCCTTATAGCATCATCATTAAAGTAAGGCATACTTCTTAATGCTCTTAATTGACTACGGTTCATTCTATGTCTGTGAACTATATATTCACATTCATCCATGTTAGTAGCAGCAGGGTCAGGATAAAAATCCCAACAACTAACAAACTCTATTCTAGGAACTCTAACTTCTATAGGGTTATAAGTTCTTCCACCTTCAGGATTATTTTCCCATTTGTTTAATGTCTTATTAAAATTAAATGGTCCTTTAACAATACCTGTTCCTAGCAAAGCAGATTCTAGTAAAGCGTTTCTTATTTCTGAAGAACCGCTAGATTCTTCTATTTGGTCATGGATAAGTTTTTCCATGCGTCTTGCAGCTTCTTGAGCTGGATTAACTTCTGGAACTTGAGGAATTGATTGGTCGCCTTCAATTAAAGATATCTTATCTTCTAAAGGCTGAGAAGTTTCTCCACGGAAAAAAGTGGAGCCTGCTCCTAGTTCTCTTCCATCTCCCTCATATCCTACATCATAAGGATTATCTATTCTATTTCCTATATCATCAGGAATAGAAGATTCTATATCAGGTATAGGATTGCTAACATCAAGATGAGCTTTTGCTAATTCGCCTTCAGGAATCTTTGTTTCTGCTATACCTATAGGGAATCTACCTGTGCCAAAGATAACATCAACTAACTGACCAAAGGCCGCAAGTACTTTAGTCTTAGTAACTTTTACAAATACTCTAGACTTTTCGGATTCTCTAAACTTAACAGATTTTTTATATAGTCCCCTATAGTTTTCAAAAGCTTTAAGCCAACGAGTTTCATCAACCCTTCTTGAGTCTTCAGCTTGTTGAAATCTTGATTTGATTATACCTACTAGGTTTTGTCTTTGGTTATCTTCTAACTTTAATTCTTTAGCAACTTCGCCATCTACCTCGGTGTAGATTTCATCCGCATTTAAAAATGTGTTGTCCGAGTCTGCCATATTTTAATAACCAAAAGTGGAATCTAAAGGCTGGTATAAATCCTTTTTAATTCCTCTTATTCTATCTAATGGGCTTTCCATTCTAGGTCGGCTCATTATCATATACCTTAACGCATCATAAGCATGGTCTGAAGCGTGAGTGTCCACATCTTCAGGGTTCGTTTTAGAAAGAGGGATAGATTGTAATTCTCTTATTAAGTTCGGACATGTATTAAATATCTGTAACTTAGGTCTTCCGCTTTCTCTAACTTTTAAATACTCATGGATTTGTATTTTGCCTTGTATTCTATTCTTATCTGCTCTCCTTAACTTGTGGCCTGCTCTAACAAGAGCTTCACCAACAGTAGGACCAGTAGTACCTGTGTTAGCCCAGGCTGCAGTATCTAATACACCAGCAACTGAGAAAGGGTCTTCCATTTCTCTTTCTGTTATTATACTCCCTAATTCCTCACCTGTCAAGCCTTTTTGATATAATTCCCTATAAATTATTAAAGTTCCGTCATTTATATCTACAGTTCCCCATAAACAGCATGATTCTGAGGCATATCCATAGTCAATACCTTTAAGTCTTTCCCAATGTAAAGGTAGCTTAAAAGGGGATATTATGTGCATTTCAGGCTGAAATTCTACAAATGCGGCACCTTCGGCAACATCCCAGTTACCTTCTAGTAATTGTCTTCTTTGAATTGGAGGTAGTGATTTAAGCATTTGCTCATATACACCATCTTCACATAGGAAAGGATTGTCTTGCAGTTTAGCAGGAATAAACTTACGACTTAAACCATCTCCTCCAAGAAAGCTTGTGTTCTCTTCGGCAGGTTCAATGTATCTTTTTTTAACCCAATGAGAACCAACGCCACCCGGGTTAGCTGTACATCTTAGATAAGTTTGTATATCTGGGTCTGTGGTCCTTAAACGAGATGCCAGGTAGTTCCAACTAAATTCTGTTGGTAGATGTGTGATTTCATCAAAGCCAATCCAAGAATAAGCTTGTCCTTGATATCGATAAACATCAGCATCTCGTTCCAAGAAGCCAAACTCTACTTTAGCACCACTTGGGAAATTCCATAATTTTTCTACTTCTTTAAACTTAGCACCCGGAAATGCTTGTGGGTATAACTCTCTAGACTTATCAATCATCTCCCTAAGTTCTGGCATAGACCTTCTTAGTATTAAAGCTCTATGGTCTTTCTTATGAGCATATCTTAATGGGTCCACTATCATCGCATATGATTTACCACCACCCGCAGCTCCACCATATAGAACATCCTTTTCGCCTGCGGCCAAGAAATCAGTCTGAGGTCCTTCATTCGGATGAAAGATTATCGGTTTATCTTTTAAACTTTCTCTAACGCTTGTTGTTGTTTCTTTAAGTTCTTCTTCCGTATAAACATTAGGAGTCTTCGACTTTGTTGATTTCTGAATAATGCCTTCTTCTGTGCGTATCTTCTGCTCTTGTTTGGCAATTTTCCGTTTCTCCTTTTGGATTTTCTTTTTCTTCTTAGCTAAGGTAAGTTTCCTTTGATGCTCAGGAGAATAAGAATATTTAGAAGTAGCTCCTTTAGGCCTACCAGTTATTTTTTTAGGTTTACCTGTAGCTGTTAATATAAAAGAACCATCTTCGTTCTTTTGATATTCATCAGGGAATATTTCCCATGCAGGTCTTGTGAGTTGTTTCTGTAAGCCGACATGACTTATCTTTCTACCAGTTTCATTAGATAAAAGTTCTGCGGCTTCTCTTAAAGAATAAGCTTTATCAACAACACCTTGTAGATATTTGTTTAAAGCTTCTAGTTGTTCAGGGATTGGCTCAAGATATCCTTTAATAGTACTTATCTTATAACCAAAAGGGATGGTTGAGCTTCTCTTTTTAATATACCCAGGAGGAATATCAGCCATTGTATTTTCTTCTAGCTAATTCGTTGCGTATCTTCTGTTTAAGCTTCTTACTTATAAAATCAGAGTCTAGTAACTTTAATAATTCTTCTATACTTGCTTGTTTCATAAAAAAATGTTCTATCCGTGTAGCTCCTGTCTTTCTATCTGTATGCTTAATAGAAGGTTTAATCTTGATTGGCATGGAAACTAAGCCTTTTTCTTAGGCCTTCCCCTAGGTTTGGGTTTAGCCTTAGATACTTTAGTCTTTGGCTTTCTTTTTGGTTTAGGTTCTTCTATAACAACAAACTTTCTTACTACCTTGTTTAATCTACAAGATTTCATTAGCCTGTGGAACCTGTCATATAATTTATTCATAATTCTTTCTCTAAAAAGCAGGGCTTCCTAGACAACTTACCCTAGATGAAAGTAAGCATCCTATTCTAGGAAACCTCTTACGCATAACTCAGTCTTTCGACTTGGTTTGTACCTTCTTTTTCTTCTTCTTTGAACCAAATATAGCATCCCAGTTATCTCTATACTGTTTAGTATTAGTATTAAACCTAGGTGCTGCTCCTTTACCGCCATCAGATGGACCAAATAACCTACCTTTGTTCTTCTTATTTGTCATAAGAACAGGTTTGTCATTACTTCCTAGCTGATTGCCCATTATTTAGAATTTATTTTAATTTCTTTACTTATTGAGACTTTGGCGTAAGGATTGTCTCCTTCTAAGTCTGAAGATAATTCATTTCCGAAACCAATATCTACAGTTACTCCGTTATCTTTATAACGAACTCCTGTAAATAGAATATCTGTTGAGGTTTCTGCCTTTGAATTAAAAGGTTTACCGTAAGTTACGCTTGATATGTGTTCGTATTCTACAAAAGTATATAAACTACTGCATCCTGAAAGGATAAAGAACCCTAATAGGAAACTAATAGCTATAGTCTTGTTATTCTTAATGTACAACTTTCTCTTCTTTTACGATTGTTTCATGGATAAGTTCTGTCAACTCTCCTATTATTATTAAACCATAGTATTCCGCTATGGATTCTGCTTGACTTATAGATTCTGCTTTAATCATAGGCCCCATTATAATATGAGGGTCTTCGATTTCAAACTCCGTAGCAAAAACTCTAGTATTCTTAACTATTCCCATTAGTTTATCAAGGAATATTTAATTGTCAAGCCTAAATAGTAACCGCAAAGAAAAAAAGCAACCGCCCACCAGGGGTAAGCTTTACAGAACTCCCATATTTCAATCCAGTAGTTCTTCATAATCGCCTTCTTCCGCAGATAAATCTACAGTTTCCTTCTGAGGCAATATGAAAATTCCTCCTGAGACATTGTGATTGATATCGAGCTTGTCTTGTTTAACAACTCCTACTCTATCTAGTAGAGTTTGGGCCGCTTGCAACTTCACATTTGCTTGAGGTACAGCATCATCGCTGTTCATAATTTCTACGAGCTTAAAAGCCGCAGAAGGTGCTTCCCTCGCAAGTACATTCGAGGCTAAATCTACTACTTCTTCTTTTAATGATTTTAATACTTGATAGTGATTTCCTGAGTAGCCTGCAAGTTCGGCTGAAAGTTTTAAGTTACCTTTAGTTTCAATCAGATTTTCCAAGAATTTCTCTTGTTTGTCTGTGAGTTTTCTTGTTGAAGGTAAGTTGTTCATTCTTTTATTATAATGATTTTGAAGAATTTGTCAAGTTTTTAAATTCCCTCTTGACAAAACTCAATCTCAACTATATAATGGTATTAAGGCCGCAGGGTTATATAGTATATATCACATACCTGCTCTCAAGTCTACTCCCCCCAACTAATCCTACCGTAGTTACGGGCCTTAAAAGCTACAACTTAACACTTCAAAATCCTATAAAATGTATGACATTGTGCATATATCCCTCCGGGTGCCACCGGGTCCCTGCCCCTGCCTTTATATAATCAAGACTTCTTAAACCTAAGCAACCTTTAGAAACTTTACAGAGCTTTTTAATCTATCAAGACCTCTTTATTAAGAATCTAATATTAAAAAGTCTTAGAGGTTTACAAAGTTTTAAAAAATATAAGCCTCTAATTAATAATTCATTAGCTCCCTAAATTACTTTTAAGATTTCACAGTCTTGGCAGGGCTTAAGAGTTTTATAAATTTAAAAGGGCTTAGGGCCTCTCTTATTAAAACTAATGTCTTATATAAGCTGTAAAGCTGTCCTATATATATTGTATTAGTTCCGGGCAAGTCTTAAAGCGGCCTTAAAAATACTATTAAATTTTAGTCCTTTTATTTTTACCAGGTAGAAATCAGCCCGGAAGAAATTAAGAAAATTTAATTTTTTATTAGCTCGCAACTTTTGGAGTTTTGAATCTTGCAGCTTTTTTAGATACAATTAACCTAACTTAAACAAAACAGCCCAAAAGGGCTAAGGAAAAATAGAATGAAAAATATGAAAAAGAACGGAGCGAATAAGATAACCAAAGTAAACGATATCCTTATCAATTACAGAGGGTTTTATTTCACGACTCACAGAGGACACACATTTAATGGTGTTGCTAAGTCTTGGGATTACTCAGGAGTTAGTAAGGGGATGAAAATCCATGCTTGGAGTAGAGAGGAGCTAAAGCGTAAAGTAGATAGAAGAATTAATAACGCTATAGATGTCTACTTGGAACATACAGGAATGGGTAAAGATGAACATAGGAACCTTCAAGCTTGGTTAGAGACACCACCTTATAAAAGAAATTCAAGAGGGAAGGTTATAGCAAGCTAAAAACTAACCACCAATAATAAGCTCTTTAATTAGGGCTTTTGGTGGTATAAAAACATGCCTTTAAAGGCAAGGAGTAAAATAGAATGGAAAA